TCCAACAGGAGCCCAAGGAGCAGAAGGAATAACAGGAATACAAGGACCAACAGGAGTAACAGGACCCACAGGAGCCCAAGGAGCAGAAGGAATAACAGGAGCAGAGGGAATAACAGGAGCACAAGGAATTACCGGAATAATAGGTCCAACAGGAGCAACAGGACCCACGGGAGCACAAGGAGCAGAAGGAATAACAGGAGCAGAGGGAATAACAGGAGCACAAGGAATTACCGGAATAATAGGTCCAACAGGAGCCCAAGGAGCAACAGGACCATCACCTGTCGCAGCAATGTCAATAAATTCTCTTACAAGCGGTGTATACTATCCGACTCTAGTTACCGGAACCCAATCCCAGCAACAGGCTATTTCAAATACATCATCTTTTTTATTTAGTTTTACTCCAAGCACAGGTCTTATTACAGCAAACGGATATACTGGTGGAACTATTAATGTAAATGGAATTGAAAATTCTGGAGGATACACTGGAATAGGTTCAGTCTTTGGATCAGATTTTAATAGCATTCCTATAAGCTCTCCTTTTGGTTTGAATAATTTGATGATTGGTTCTAACCCATTATCTGGAAGTTTTAACTCGACTAATGGAACTTTTTTAGGAATAAATGCTGGAATAAACATAGAAGGTGGCACATCACAAGTATATAGTAACACGTTTGTTGGATACAATTCTGGAGAGCAGACGACAACTGGAAATGATAATACTTTTATTGGAAACCAGGCAGGTTTAAATAATAAAACAGGAGCCTACTCTACTATTATTGGTTCTAATGCGGGAAATAATCTTATTTATGACGGAAGTAACAACGTTTTAATAGGCTGGCAAGCAGGCCAATCAATAAGTATAGGAAGTGATATTACGATTGTCGGGTGGAATTCTGATGTATTGGATGGAACAATAACAAACTCTAGTTCTTTGGGTTCCGGAACATCAATCCCAGATAGTAATGTAATTGTTTTGGGAAATTCTGCAATTACTACCCTTTATTGTCAGGCGACAACTATTACAGCCGTTAGTGATGCACGTGATAAAACAAATATTATTCCCATACCTCAAGGATTAAATTTCATTAATAGTTTGAATGCAGTTCAATTCACGTGGAACATGAGAGATGGTGCTAAAATAGGAACCGATGAGTTTGGATTTGTCGCACAAGATGTTCAGTCAATTCAAAAAAATTTAGGTATTGTTCCAAATTTATTGGACGATTCCGATGAAAATCAGTTAAAACTTTCTCCCGGAACCTTGATACCGGTTTTGGTGAAAGCCATTCAGGAATTGAGCGAGCAAATGAAAACGCTTATCTTACTGAACGAAACTCTTCAAAGTCAAATTGCAAATAATTCAAAATAAAAAATTGATTTCAAATATAAACAGCTTATAATTGAAACTACACATAAAAGAAGAAATATGCTATTTCCCGTTCTGTCTAATCATAACTTTCATCCGAGAGATAAAGATATTCTTTTCGAAGAGGAGGGCCATAAGTATACAATTCTTACGGATCCTGAAAGTAAGTATATGTCGGTAACTACATGGAATCATTCTCATTTTTCAAAATTTGATGCAGATAAGGTGATTCAAAATATGATGAAAGGAAAAAATTGGAACTCTAAAAATAAATATTGGGGTATGACGCAGCAAGAGATTAAAGATCAGTGGTCAAAAAATGGAGCCTCTGTTTCTGGAGCAGGAACAGATATGCATTTTGAAATTGAATGTTTTATGAATAATCATAATATACCTCTACCTTATACACACAAAGATCTATATGAAAATTATTCTAAAAGTGAAATAAATAATGGAGAAAAAACTTTAGAGTGGAAATACTTTATAGAATATATTCACGATTATCCGCATTTAGTTCCGTATAGAACGGAGTGGACTATTTATCATGAAGATTTGAAACTTGCTGGTTCTATAGATATGGTATATGAAAAATCAGACGGGACTCTTGCTATATATGACTGGAAGAGAGCGAAGAATATTACTGCTGTAAATAAATACAATCAGTATGCAATTACTGAGTGTATTAGTCAATATCCAGATTCCAACTTTTGGCACTATTCACTTCAATTGAACACCTATAAAGCTATAATTGAATCAAAATACGGAAAAAAGGTTACAGAACTTTATTTGGTAAGACTTCATCCGGATGCAGAAGAAAAAACTTATGAGCTTTTTCCTGTTCCTGATATGCAGTCTTCTATAAAAGAGCTATTTGATCTTCGAAAAAAAGAAATAATAGTATAAATATTTTATCAACAAAATTTTTACTTAAAAAGTTTTCTTTATTCATCGCAGAAATAATAATATTTTTTTATTTTGAAAGGCGTAAAATATTTAAAAATATGTTTCTTGATAGTTTATTAATGAATTATATATCGAGTCTTCTCAAATGTATTTTTTTTTTAAATTTCGCATATCATGTTTCTAAAAATAAAAAAGTAAAGCAATTTTTTTATGACGCATTTTACTGTGTTGATGATTTTTTGAAAGTTGGAAACATTTTAAACAATGAAGAAACAATAGACGAAACCCAAAGCGAAGAACCGGCACCATCGAAACGCTTTGAAGATAAGTATCTCGATGAATACAACATGTTAGAATCTGTTGATTGTAGTAAAGAGAGACTTGATGGATTAAAAAACACAATGATTATGGAAAATACGCCTATTGGAAATGTAATTATGTTTTACGACAATCAAACAGAAAATTTTGTTTATTATAGCGACTTAACTATGCCTTATCGTTATTTAGAGGTTATCGGGAGAAAATATGTTACTACTTTCAAGTGCAAAAATATTTTTGTAGACATGAATAAAGAATTGAAACTTATAGAGGAAAAAAAGATATCCCAAATAAATTCTGATATTGTAAAATCAAATAAAAAGGACGTTTTTGCCAAGTTTAAAACATACAATAATAATGTAACTAAGGAAGCAGTATCTGCGCCATCAAAAAATGCCGGTATTACAGACACAAAAAAAGATAACGAGTCTGTAATTTTAAAAGATAAAGCAAATCGCTATAGATATGAAGGAAAATTGGCCAATTTAAATTTTTTACAACCAGTCGATAAAAAACACATAGACAAGAGACTTTCTATGTCATGGGCAGAGTATAAAAATAAATTACCACAAAATATTTCTACTTAAATTATTTGCAGAGTATTTATTTTTTTTCCAATTTCCTCGCATAAACTTTGTTCTTGTAAGATAATTTTTTCTTCGTGTTTTATTGTGATGTTTTGTAAAATCCTCATATCCTATTTGTCCAAAATTTATCCATTTATTATTTTTTTTGTCAAAAATTGAATATTTTTTTTTCTGGTCAATTGCCGGATAAAGTTTCGCAGTTTTTCCCAAATACTTGTATGCTTTCATTTGAGCAATCTTTGGATTTGAATACAAATAAATTCTATTCGAGAATTTTGTTTTATTCCGAATTTTCATTTACAATATAGATATATTTTTTCATTAAATTGTAAATTTTGTTTTCTTTCTTAATATTAAGACTTTTATCTAATCTAATATTAAACAATATGTATACAACAAGAAAACGAAAATATGACAATAAAAAAAAAATTACAAAAAGAAAAAGTAAGAAACTGAGTGGAGGTCAAAATGAAAGTAATATTTCTGGAGAAGGAGCTCGCGAACACTCGGGATTTATCAAACCTCTTTCTAATTTAGCATCGGGAATTGCAAATAATGCAGCAAACGCAATAATTGATAAAGCGAGCTCTCTTACAGGCATCGATCTAACAAATCAAGATTCTGTAGATGGATCATTGCAAAAATTTTATGAAATACTAAAAAATCCAAAAATACAAGCCGAAATAAAAAAAACTATTGGAGAAGGAGCTAAAGTATTAGCTGCAGGGTTGGAAGCTTCTAAGCCTGCCATAGACGAAATGATTTCAACAACGGGCGAATCCTTAGAAAAAGCTGGTAAAAAAATTGGAAATGCTGCCGTAAACGCTGCTTTGAGTACCCTACAAGCAGTACCCGGTGTAGATGTTGTACTTGGAGCAGTTCGTGCTGCAGATGGCGCATTTAAAGCCGCTGAGGCTGTGACTGAATCAGCCACAGAAGTTATTACGAGTACTTCGGACGCAGTAAAAGAAATTTCTGAAAAAATTAATGAAACTAAAAATAGTTTGCCTGATATTACAAATATGAATTTTGAAAATCCGTTGAAAGATATTGGAAAAATTAATAATCAAACAAATTTAACACAAAAACAAACAGGAGGATCTATTGCAGAGTTCCATGATACTACGCTAAATCCTGAAAGGTTCAAAAATAAAAATGATTCTAGCTCAAAACATAAAAAAAAATTTTCTAAAAATAAAACACTAAAACAATAAAACTTCTATTTTTTATTTTGACTCCACTCTATGTATCCATTACTTTTCAAAATATTAAAAGAAGAGCCTAAGTGTTCATATGCTATTAAATACGCCTTTTTTTCCGACTGATTCATATTTGATAAATAATTAAATACATTTTTTTGAATTTCAAATGTTTTTTTGTGAATATTTTCTGGAACAGGAAGATTTAACTCTGAAAAATCCATAATGTTGAATACTTACTCAACTTTTAACTATAATGTAATCAATTTTTTCTTTTATCTTAATAAAATTGATTTCAAATATAACAAGACAAGTATTGTAATTCTTAGTGAATATGTCTATAAATGAACGAACGGGATGTGATTTTCTCAACGATAATATTAATATCAACCCTGATACTTCTCGAAGAACCATTTCAGAACGCGGAACATTTGATCGACATTCTTTTGCTGAAAACGAGAAATCTTTGCAAGCAGATGAAATTCCTACTAAATTGATATTTCGTTATAAATTTAGCGAATCTTTTGCACAAGAATTGTACGAATTTTCAAAGATTCATCAGTATGATGATCGAGCAACATTCAAGGAGGAGTGGAAAAATTGGATAGAAGAAAATAAAGAAATTATTGATTCTGAAGTTGAGCGCCTCAGCTGCTTGGGTTATAAAGGTGACATTTTAAGTAAGATGTTCAAAAGTAGCCGATACTATTTTAGAAAAAAGAGCACTGAAAAAAAGACACCGACACAAAGAAAATCGTACATTAGCGTATCTCAGGATCTTTTGAACAGCATGGATGAATTTATATCAAAAACAAGCGCTATAAAACCGGCGATAAGTTTTATTGACTATTGTAATACTAGTACCGAAATTTTGCAGGAAGAGGTAAAGTGCCTTTTCAACAAAGGTATGAAAAATCCTATTGAGATTCGAGATAAAATTAAGAAAACTTATAAAAATCGTTGTTTTAATGCACTTGGTTAAAATGTATGAAAAATAATCCATGTTTAAACAAAAATGAAAACAATTAAACTTTTTAAAAATTGTGAAAATGAAATAAGAATATCCGAAAAAATAAGAGAAATTCCTTATTTTTTTCTTTATTTCTCTCCAATAAAAAGCTATAAGTGTTTGAAAATATCTGAAATTGATGAATTTTCTTTTGAATATTCAGAAATTATAGAAAAAGATGAATATGTTATAATTTCAAAAGACGATTTATTTGAGCCTACTTTTTATACATTTTTTGATAAAATTATAAATCTAAAAGAAAAAATAAGATTTTTTTTAGACTCTTATACATATTTATTGAAAGCTATTACCATTTTAAATAAAAATAAAATAATCTACTTTGGTATAAATGATGAAAAAATAGGGTTTAATAATAAAAAACAACCAGTTTTAAAAGATTTTACAAAAAGTTTTGCTTTAAACGAAGATTTTTCTGTTTTAGAAAGAATAATAACGTCATATGAACCTATCTCCTCCACAATTCCACCAGAAGTTCATATTTTAACTTTTGTAAACGAAAAATTGAGAGAAAATGAGAATATTTCACAAACAAATATTGAAGATATTTCAAAAGATTTTGTTGTTAAAAATCATTCTCTTCAAGGACTTTCACAAGAAACCATAAAAAATTATTTTAACTCGTGTGTTTCTGAAGGATTGGCTTTTTCTATAGTAAACGAGAAAAAAGATAAAGTTTTTGAAAAAATTTTAAAATTCTCAAATACATGGGATAATTATAGTTTAAGTGCATTATTTTTGCCAATCATCATAAAAATACAAGAAATAAGCCCATTTTTTTATTCATTCGCTCAGTTGCTTTTTTTGAACATGGATCCAAATCCGAGAAAAAGACTCAGTCCGTCGCAAACTCTTGAAAAATTTCACGATCTTTTTCTTGAATGTGGTGATTTTTCGGAAATAAAGACAAATAATTTTATTCGAGGTTTTTCAGTATAAATGTATATTTTTCTCTCAGCAAGTTATCTAAATATGTATTGTCTCCATCATTTAAAAATTGTCCTCCGTTACTTTTAGACGAAGTATTTAATTTTAAAAAGTGAATATTGTCTTTGTATTCAAAAGTATGACCGAATTCATTTTCAACTACCTTATTTGTAATAACTAATAAAGTGAAATTTTGTGTAAATTTTTGAAGATTTTTATTAAATTCAATAATTCTTTCATTAAAATTATCCTCGTAACTACCATGTTCTCCGTTTACAAATGTTAATACAAACATTTTTTCTTCTTCTAGTTTCAATAATTTTTTGAATCTATCAACACATCTTACGAAGTACGAATAATGGGCTTCATTAGAAAGTGGATTATGGTGCCACCACATATTTTCTCCATAAATCGAATGACCACATTTATTCTCTGAAATTGATATATAGTATGATTTATCTAAATATACATTAAAGTCGTCATTCAAGCAACTTATAACATTATCCATGTTTGAAAAACACCAGTCAAAAGGATATGAACATTTTTTGAGATTGTTACGTTTTATGGTTTCTGCGCTCTGACACAAAGAACCTAAAGAACAAATATAATTTATTTCCATTTATTTATATAACTAGTTATAATTTAAATTTTTAAAGCTAAACCTTTGCAAAAGTAGTATAATGGAAAAACGTTATTATTGCTACTTTTTGGGACAAACAAATGCGCCATTTGGCCAAGGACAGACGTATAATGGTTATACTGTTAACCTAAATCATCGTTTGCGGCAACATAATGGTGAAATAAAGGGTGGGGCATATGCTACGAGAGGAAAAGGGCCGTGGGAATTTATAGCCGTTTTTACTTCTAAATCGTGGACTAAAATAAGGGCTATGCAAGTCGAATGGCTTTGCAGATATCCTACTAGAAAAAAACCAAGACCGACTATTTATGCCGGCGCAAAAGGCAGAATTTCAAGTTTGATTGAAGTTTGCAACCGCATAGAAGAACCCGTTTCATTGTATGTGAAAGATAAATATTTTGAGGACGCGACTGCATTAGATCTTCCCGAACACATTACAATGTGTGAAACCTTAGATGAGTTTTAGATAAACAATGTGTTGAATAAATAAGAAACTTTACTCACTTACTTTCAATGGGAGTAAAAATAATAAATATATTTAACTTACTTTAAATATATTAAGGTGCGTTTGCGTCATCAGGAAAGCTCGCAGGCATTAAATAATGAGATCCGCCGCGGCGTCTTCTAGAGCGTCCTCTACCACGGCTGCGTTTTCCACCACGCGTTTTCTTTGTCTTACACATGGTTTTGCATTTTTTCATGCAAGATTTGCGACTAGATTTCATTCCTACACTTCCCATTCCAGAGTTTCCCATTTCTCCTTTTCTTGCACTGGCATCTCTTAACGCATCTTTGAATTTGTAATTAGCGTTCTTTCTTTTTCCTTCTTGGTAGACTTTTGAAACAAACTTGTTCCACTCGCTTAACATTTTATATATTTATACAAGATAAAAACATATTTTTGAATATAAATTTAACATACTTTAAAAATTACGGAGTAGTATTTTTTTTTTTACCTCTACGTCCTACAGATGTTTTACCGCGTTCTTTTTTATTTCCGCTCTTAGAAATGATGCAAAAAATATCAGAAGCTAAAACACAAGTAATGTCAGATAAGTTTTCCATCACCATCTTTGTAAAAGCTATTGAACCACATGGAGCTAACTCATTATGGCGTTCAATATCTGAATCATTAAAATTAATCAGCTCATTAATGTTTTCCATACAATGCATGAACATTTTCAAAAATATGTCTTGTTTTTCGCTTGTAATTATAAAACTTTTTTCAATAATCAAACTATTTTTGTCTTGGTTCTTCATAAATCCTTCTGAATAATTATGTTTTTTTGTGATTTCGTAAAATAATATGGTCGGAGATTCGCCAATGTCATGTCCTAAGCATTTGTATACACTAATATCATCGCCGCTAATAAAATTGCAAGAACAGCACGGGTTAACATAGTAATCCCATTTCATATCAACTAGTTCTTTTTCTTGTGGATAAATATAAAAATTATTCTCTCTGCTCCTATCTCCATGATAATAAATAGTTTCAAACAGGTCATCTATATGTTTTAACGGCTCACAATCCATCTCAGAAAATATACCACCTTCAATGTAAAGTATTAAATATCTAAAAATATCGACTAGTATTTGATCATGTTTTATTTTTTTAATTTTATCTGAGTATTTTGGATAGTGTATGTCAATAATATTATAGATATCGTGGTAGTCATATATTTGGACTTCATAATTCAAGTATATTTTCTTGTATTTATTTATACATCTTTTCCATATTTCCTCATCTATTTTTGTTTTATCCCTGCAAACTAAATGTATTTTTTTACTACGTTTAACAGGTAACTTTATTTGATTTGACTTGTCATGAATTATTTTACTGCTTGGCTTTGATTCTTTTTCAAAGTTTAATTCGTG